CCACATGGTGTCGGGCGAGAGCCGGTAATTGTCCCAGCGATCCTTCAGCGCGGCGTCGATCTCGACCACGCCGCCGGCGCCGTCGCCGGTCATGGTCGAGCCGGTGCCGGCGGTGCCGGTAGCGAGGTATTTCACGTAGGCGTTGGCGCCGGACTTGAACGCCTGATAGAGCAGGCCGTCGAACACCAGCGCGTTGGTCGAATTGTCGGAAGCGCCGAGCGAGGCCGCGGTCTGGGTGCCGGCCGCGTTCGCAGTGATCACCAGCGAATTGATGGTGGTGATGGCGCCGAGCACTTCGGAGCCGACAGCGCCCCAGAACCAGGCATAGCCCATGGCGCCGGTGACCGGCGCGACGCTGGCTGCGATCGAGCCCGACGTGCCGGACGCGATCGACGCCGTGGCGTTGGCCGATTTTCCGGCCGCGCCACCGCCGAACGTATCCGACGAACCGTCGGCATTGCTGCGCGTGATCGCGCCCTGGATGCCGCCGGTGATGGAGCCGTTGACCATGGCGTCGAGCGACAACGCGACGCAGATGACGCTATAGGGACTCGCGGCCGCAGTGAGGCTGCCGCCGGAGGTCGACGGCGCCAGCGACGGCGTCGGCGTGGTGCCGAGCGGCACCGAAGTATTGCCGCCGAGAATCAAAAGCTCCTCGCCGAGCATGCAGGCTTCGAGCCCGATCTTGGCGCCGATCGCCTTGATGTCGTCAAAGCCCATGCCGGCATATTGCGCCTCGAAATCGACCGAGGTCTCGATGCCGATGCCTTTGTAGGCGGCGCTGTAATCCTGCGTCGCCACCGCGCTGACGCCGCCGCGGTTGCCGCCGGAGACGCCGATGCGAAGCACCGTGGTGTTGATTCCGGTCACCGCGCGCCAATTGGCCTGGATGCCGCCCTTGCCGGAGACGCGCGGGATCTCGTTGCGCAGCGGCGTGAGCATCGGATAGACGAACTTGGCGCCGGTCTCGAGGTCGTAATAGGTCAGGCCCGAGGTCGGCGAATTCGATTCCGAAAACGTGGCTTTGGCCAGCGGATCGCCGGGCAGCGGATTGGCATGCGCCTTCTCGATCTCACGCAGAAAGCTGCCGGCATTGGTCAGCGCTGCGCCGTAATCCTGCATGGTGTGCGGCAAGGCCGACTTGGCAAGGAGGTGCGGAAGGTTGGGCTGATACATGGTTTGGTTCCCGTGGTTGGTTGTGTTGGTTGATGCGAAATGCTCAGCCGTCATTCCGGAGCGACGCGAAGCGTCGAATCCGGAATCCATAGCCACAGACCGTGGTTATGGATTCCGGGTTCCTCGCTTCGCTCGGCCCCGGAATGACGGTCAGGTGAAAGAGGGATTAATCTCTACGCGGGCGAAAACCCGGAATGGCGCGCATCGGCTGCGATTGCGCCTTGCGGATCGCGGCTTCGGCGAGCGCTTCCAGCGCGCCCGGCTGATCGAGCAGCGCTTCCGGCTTGGGAAAGATCGCGTCATCGCTCTTCTCGGCGACGCGCACCGAGGTGGTACCGAGCGGGAGCGGCTGAGCCTCGATTTTCTTCACGCGCGCGGCCAACTCGTCGACGTGCGAGGTCACGGCCTGGATCGCCTTGGCCAAGGAACTGTCGAAGACCTTTGCGAGCTTTGCGGTGTTGTCGTCATCGCCAGCTTCGGCGGCGCCCTCGCCGGCCTGCGGCGAAAATTTTGGCTGCGTCTCCACCTTGGCGCCGGCGACCGGCCCGGCCGCGGCGCAGCAGTCGGGATCGAGCCCGGCCAGGAGATCGTGGGCCTGCTTGATGCGCTCCTTGTCGGCCTTGGAGTGGCGCGCGCCGATCTTGGCGAGCGCCTCGGTCACCGCCGCAGACATCGGTGAAGGATTGTCCTTGAACTTGCGCAGCTCAGTCGAGCCGTCGGCCTTGATCACCGCAAAGGTCGCTTCCGGCAGGCACGGGTGATCGACCAGCGACACCTCCATGGGCTCGGCGGTATAGCGCGTCAGCGCCGGCTCGTCGGGGTCCGGCCAGCGCTTCAGATACCGGCCGCCTTGGGAGAAGCCGGTATAGACGCCCTGCTCGACTTTTTCCCACTCGGCGTCGTCGACCACTTTGCCGCAGATCTCGATGCGCTTGTGCGCGTCGTTGAAGGCGATGTCGACGAGCTTGCCGGCCGCCACGTTGGAATGCATGGCGCGCAAATTGCCGAGGCTCTTGCCATCGGTGGCGGACGCGAAATTGCGCGACCACTTCTGATAATGCGGCTTGGTCGAGGCATAGTCGCAGACTTCGCCGGAGACATCCGGCTTCTCCGCGGTAACGACGCCATAGACCAGGCGCTGCGCCGCATCGATCTTGGTAATGGGCACGAAGATGTTCATGTCGTCCATTTGCGTATTCCTTTTTGTGCTGTAGCGGCGCATGCGTGTTGGTTTGGCCGGAACACCGTGCGCTCCGGTCAAGGGACAGTTCTGGATTCTGTTGAAAACTCGCGCGAAAGAACGTCGGGGAAATTGGTCCCAGCCGCCCGTTCAGCTTCCCGAATAATAGATCAGGACGAGAATACTCAGCGGCAAGATCAGAGTGGACAGCAAGCGCCGCCAAGCTCGCTGATATATCCACGCAAACGAGATCATCACGCCAACGCCAGCAGACATCAGCCACCCCATAATGATAAGGAGTGGCGCTGGATCGATGCCCGGCTCGCCTGGGCCGTGGACGTAATTAATGAAGACCGCGGGCCAAAAAACAGCCAGTATAGTCGGCCAATAGAGGACTCGATCTTTGATCGGGATGATCTGATCGTCGCTCGCGGCCTGCATTAGTCCCTACTCTGCCGAACTCGCCCGGACTCATAGAGATCATAGCCCTTTAGGTTATCTTCGACATCCCGTTTGGACAAGTGTGGATAGGCGTCGTCCCTCGGGTCGCTAGGATCAAATGTAGAAAATTCATTGGCATAAGCATCCGCTATGGCGAGGAAATCCTCCCTGCTGACGCCCGCCGCCGCCATAAAGACGCCGGTCGCGATACTCGTATAGTGCCGATAATCGCGAACATAGCTGTAGTCGAACCGTTCGGCATCGAAAGAGCCGCCATGGGTGAATGGCAACAATTCTAGACCGATTTTAGCCCCTAAGCCGGCAAGAGCTTGTTCGTTTGCCTCACTTGGCTCGTTCAGCTCGTTCTGCACCGCCTGATTATATAAATTTATATAGTCGGCCAAATGCGAAGCGGCCCCTGCTTGCGCATACTTTTCCGGCGGCAGATCATCCGGCCGCAGCATTGGATTGCCCTGATCGTCAAGAATGGGCCTGCCCGAGCTGTCCGAGAATTGCACTGGGTGCTTTGGACTATTGGCCGGAATTTCATCCGCCCCAATGGGGTGATATCTTCGCAGTTGAGGCGGCACCAAATTTCCCGCGCGACGCCATAAATCCCGCAGATGCCGCGCCAAAACATCGCTCGCCGAGCCACTTCCATCGTTTTTGGTCCACCGTCCTCCGCCATGCGTGTAGTTGGGGATACGCGGTTCTTCAGGGTCATAGTCTTTGCCAAGAGCTCGTTTCGCGATGCCGGGCGCGCGTCGCGCGTCCGCTCTTTCTCCTTCCTCCGCGTTCACTTCGATCTGCACATGGCCGGTGGCGGGCGCCATCGACCGGCCGGAGCTGCGCTCTTTTAGCGCCTTTCGCAGTTCCGCTTTCGCCAGCGCCAGACATTCTTCACCGGTCTTGCGAATCTCGCATGAGAGTGCTTCCAGGTCGCGGCGGATGGCGGCGATCTCCGCGCGGCGCTGTCGCAGCAATTCATCCTCGTCCGGGCCGGCGAGCGTGCGGATCGCTTTGGCGATCGCGAGCCGCGCGTGCAACGTGTGCGGCACGGCACTCAAGATGTGCGGCAGCGGAGGTTTCATCTTGGATCCTTGCATTCGTCATTGCTGGCTACGGCACCGAGAAGGCGAAGCAGACGATGCGGGCGAGCCACTCGTCGAAATCGTCCTTGTGCTGCGGCTCCTTGGTCTGCACCACCCTGGCGGCGCTCTCGCCGGGCACGAATTTGGCGCGGCGGCGCTTGGCGAGGTCGCCTGAGAATTCGGTGTCCCAATAATCCTGGAACTGCTTGATCTGGTCGGGCGTCCAGCTCTGCGGCACGCCGATCGGCGCATCGGGGATCGAGCCTTCGGTGAAAAAATCGAGCTGCCAGAGCTGGCGGCGCAGCGCGATGTTGACGACCAGAAGCTGTGATTAGTCCTTGGGCTGCGTCGATATTGCGTCGTGATCACTTGAATGCATGATGTAGGATTCAACATAATGTTTGGCGTGCCAGACTGACGCAAGATTAAAACCTACGATGATAATGCTCAGCGGTAAGACCACAGTGGACAGCAGCCGCCGCCAAGCCCGCTCACATACCCAGGCTACGCAGGCAATTACGCCGGCGCCGGCGGATATGAGCCAATAGAGAAGGACAAATGGCGAATCAAG